TTGAGAAATATCGACCTAAAACGATTGACGATTGTATTCTCCCAGAATCTACCAAAACTATGTTTCGGGAGTTTCTAAATAAGGGTGAAATACCAAATATGCTTCTTGCTGGTCCTCCTGGTATTGGAAAGACAACAGTAGCAAAAGCACTTTGTAATGAACTTGGAGTAGATTATCATGTCATTAATGGATCCGATGAAGGTAGATTCCTTGATACTGTCAGAAACCATGCGAAGAATTTCGCTTCGACCGTCTCGCTTTCATCAACTGCTAAACACAAAGTCATCATTATTGATGAAGCAGATAATACAACCTCAGACGTTCAACTCCTCTTACGGGCGTTTATTGAGGAGTTTAGTGGCAACTGTAGATTCATCTTTACTTGCAACTACAAAAACAAAATCATTCAACCAATTCATTCCAGATGCGCCGTCATTGATTTCACAATCAAAGGTAAACAAAAAACCGAGTTGGCAGAATCCTTCTTCAAGCGTTTACAAAACATCCTGGATGAAGAAAGCATCGAATATGATAAAAAAGTCATTGCGGCTTTGATCACAAAACATTTTCCCGATTTTAGAAGGGTGTTAAATGAATGCCAAAGATATTCATCTAGTGGAAAAATTGATGTAGAAATACTTTCAGAATTTTTAAAAGTAAATACAAATAATCTTATTAAATCACTTAAAGAAAAGAAATTTACTGAAGTCCGAAAGTGGGTGGTCTCCAACTTGGATAACGATACTTCTAGTCTACTTCGCGGGATTTATGACTCCTGTTTTGATTATCTTTTACCCACATCTATCCCTGCTGCTGTTCTTATTGTTGCTAAGTACCAGTATCAATCAGCATTTTGTGCTGACCAAGAAATTAATCTTCTAGCAGCATTAACTGAAATTATGTGTGAGTGTGAATTCAAATAAATTATGAAACGAATTAAAAAAGATTGGAAAGCATATTGTAGAACTTCTTTTAATGCATTGCGAAATAATATAGATTATTGGGGTAAACCTGAGTTTTATCGTCCAATCACTAGAATTTATTATATTAATGTGTTTGATTGTTCCCTCTGTAATTTTACAGGACTTGTGAGTGAAAAGGCATTAGCAAATAAACTTCAAGGTAAAAAAGTTGTTTATGATCATTGCCTTTCTCCGCAATTTATTGGGAGAATGATTATGGATAATCCAAATAAGTATTTGTCAGAATATTCTGCATTTGAAAATATATTTTGGCAATCCTGTAAAACTGTTATGGTTACTCAAGACGAAAATTTTGCTCTTGCAGGGCTTACAGAAAACAATAGTCAAGAATATAAAGTTTACGTTCCTACAAACAAAAAGTATAATCATTTAGGAATCAATCTTTATTTTCGTCCACAAAAACATGGACGATGGTCAGAAACAGTTCCTTTGGACACTAATATGATTGATGCCCCAAAAGATCTACTAGAATATGAAAAAGAATTTCTTGTTTGATTATGCTATCTCCTGAGGACGCTGTTTGGGCAGCAGATCAATTTATACAATATTATTCTAAGTTTAATCGTATTGATGATTACATGCGATTTGTAAAAACTAGTAGACTAATAAATTCTCCTGGTAAATTATTTGGACCTGAGGATGAAATTTTTTCCAATTTCAACATCTCACCCAATGGAATGAGGTTTTCTATTCATCAAGTTGATACTAGTTCAAAACCAAAATCCAAGTATAATCAAAATCTATATTCCGAAATTCTTAATCTAACTGCATCAAATGCAATTGAAGAGGCAATTCCTGGAAGAACTTTGAAGTGGATTGTCACCGAAGATACTACGGAGAAAATAATTGGAGTAATTAGATTTGGATCCCCTACGATTAATTCTAAACCTAGAAACGAATACTTTCAAGAGGTGCTCCCTCTTGAAGTAATCAATAAAGAATTTGTAATGGGATTTAATATTGTTCCAGTTCAACCATTCGGGTACAATTATCTTGGTGGAAAACTTCTAGCACTGTTAGCATCTTCCAATGAACTCAAACGACAATTTGATGCAAAGTATGGAACTGATTTACATTACTTTGAAACAACTTCACTATACGGTACAACAAAGGGAGTATCCATGTATGATGGTCTTAAACCTTATATTCGACATATAGGAGATACTGAAAGTAAATTTCTTCCCCTATTTCATGACGATTATTTTCGTGAAATGTTTTGGTGGTTTAATCATAATGCTAATGATGGGGAACGTCTTATTTCAGCAGACAAGTCCTCGAAGAAATTGAAGATACAAACTAAAATGCTTTCAATCATCATAAAGTCTCTTCAAGATGCTTCAAAGCTACATGAATTTAAACAGTGCATCGAACATGCTAAAACTTTGACTGAGAAGAAAAGATATTATATCTCAAAGTTTGGGTATGAACCTAAAGAGGTTATCGAGTGGTGGAAAGTTAAGGCAACACGAAGATACAATAAATTGATTCAAGACAATAAACTTAGAAGAGAATTTGAACTTTGGGAACTTGGAAAAGATATGGAGATTATACGATGAATTATGAATTAAAAGATTGGTTAACATCGATTAATCAATCTAAAATTAATATCATTCAAGAGGATATAGAATCTGAAAAAGAATATCCCCCATATATTATTAATAGATGTTTATCTGGATTTGTTGACACTATTATGTACTCAAATGAGATGAATATGAGTTCACATTTAGACAAAAAGTTACAATATGATTTTTATCTAAATACTATCAGATCCAAGAAAAGATTTTCTCCTTGGATGCATAAAGAAAAAATCAAAGACCTTGAACTAGTTAAATCGTACTATGGTTATAGTAATGAAAAAGCAAAGCAAGCTTTGAGTATTCTAAATACAGAACAACTAGAAAACATTAAATTCAAATTGGATACTGGAGGTATAAGATGAGTGTGGTGATTGAGTCCCTAGTAGATTGGTCTCAAGATCAAATGGTTCAAATTATTTTGAGTGAACCTGATGACTTTTTAAAAGTTAGAGAAACTCTTACTCGCATTGGGGTAGCTTCTCGTAAGGAAAGGAAACTTTATCAATCTTGTCACATTTTACATAAACAAGGCAAGTATTATATTGTTCACTTTAAAGAATTGTTTGCTCTGGATGGCAAACATGCAAATTTAACTGTGAATGATGTTCAAAGAAGAAATACAATTACTCAACTCATTGCGGATTGGGGATTGATCACTCCTGTTGATCCTACACAAATTCAAAATGTCGCACCTCTTAATCAAATAAAAGTTCTTGCTTTTAAGGATAAGGGTGATTGGATTCTCGAACCTAAGTATAATATTGGTAAAAAGAAAGTTGCTGTTGAAGAATAGAAAAAATACGGGGTTCACTACCTCGTTTTTTTATTATCTGTGCTATAAATATGTTTGGATGCCTTCGGGGTCCACAAAACATAAACTCGCTTTTAAGGAGCTACCATAATGACTAACCTTGCACGTTACACTGCGTCGGATCTCCCTGCCTTAATGGATAGGATTACACGCAACAGTATTGGAATGGACGAATATTTTGATCGTCTGTTTAATCTTCACGAAACTACAAATAATTATCCACCATACAATCTAATCCAGGTAAATAATATAGAATCTCTGTTAGAGATTGCCCTTGCAGGATTTAAAAAGGAGGAGGTAAATGTCTTCACAGAGTATGGAAAACTTTTTGTCGAGGGGCAAAAATCAAATACAGAATCGGATAGGACGTTTGTCCACAAGGGTCTGGCTCAAAGAAGTTTTAAACGGGCGTGGACACTATCCGACGACACCGAAGTCCGAGAAGTCACCTTTGAAGATGGACTACTTATCATTCGATTAGGAAAGATTGTCCCAGAACATCACAGCCGAAAAGATTATATCTAAATATAATTGAATATCGTTGCCGCTGGGGAAGAGGTGGTCAGAATCATCAACCTTCCCCTTTTTTCCTAGGTAAAACTAAAAATGCACTTACAGGAGTTTGTTGATCAAAAACTCACCTATAAATATCACGATACGCTCAATCCTAAATTTTGGTCTAATAATAAATTAGACTCAAAAGTTAAAATGAGATTAATTCGAATTGCAAGAGAGTGGGCAAAATTTGCAAACATTCCAGAAGCATCAATCAAGGATATAATTTTTGTAGGTGGTAATGCTAATTATAATTACACAGAATTTTCTGATATAGATCTTCATCTAGTAGTTGACAAAACAAAATTACCGGATTGTCCAGATCTTATAGATGAATTTTTAAAAGATAAGAAACAACTGTGGGCATTAACTCACGACATCAAAATTTATAATCATGATGTTGAATTGTATGCTGAAGAAGAAGGTTTGAAGAGACCTGCTGATCAGGGTGTTTATTCTGTAAAATATGATAGATGGTTGGTTGTTCCTAAGAAAATGTCAAATGAAATTGACAAGACCTTGCTAAAGGGAAAAACTCGTGCTATGATGGATAAGATAGATTTCCTAATTAGTAATCGATCTGATGACCTAGATGAATTCAAAAAACTGAAGGAAAAAATTAGAGAGATGCGTTCATCCGCAATTCGCAAAGGTGGAGAGTTTTCAATAGAAAACTTAGTATTTAAAGAATTGCGAAATAATGGGTATCTTGAAAAATTGTCAAATTACATTACAAAAATAGAAGACCAAAGTTTATCATTAGAAAATTATGTCTATTAAGATTACTATGCTCAAGTCTGGGGAAGACATTATTGCAGATGTTCATGAAGTAATGCTCCCAGATGAAAACGGAAATGAAAAAGTTATTGCGTACAAACTTACAAAACCTTATGTCATTAAAATAACTGAACCAAGCGTTTTGTTAGAACAGAACCAAGAAAAAAAACCCCCGATTTCTGTTCTATATTATCCTTGGGCACCACTGTCTATTGATAAGGAATTTTTTATTCCTACAGATTGGGTGGTAACTCATTACAATGCACATTCTGATATTATAAATTCTTATTTGGAGAAAAGAGATGGAAGAGGAAATGATAGACATGATGGAAGAACTGGAGGAGAATCCGGAGAAAGTAATAAAGTGTATCTTGCTGAGGAACCATTATTGGTTGATAACTGAGGTTCAGGAATTAAGAGTTGATTACGAATTAAATATACCTAATTGTAAATTAATTAAACCATATCAAATTGATACTACGTTTGATTTTAAGAATCGTTCAGAAGATATTTCATTTGAAGATGCACCTACTGTAAGAATTGGGAACAGTTTGCCACAATGCAAATACGAAATTTATCCCTGGAAGGAGTTTACGAATGATGACGAAATTTTGATCTTCTCTGAATATATTGTTACAATAGTAGAACCAAAACCAGAACTTCTGGAAGCGTATATCCAAGCAACGGAGTAATTAATTTGCGATTTTATACTAATGTTCAGATGGTCGGA